CACTCTGTTGTAGCGACTAATCTGGAAAACCTGGGATTGTTAGAGTACATGAAGTACACCGACGCCAATGGAATCCAGCGATCACTGAACATTGCGACCTGGAATGGCCGGACCGTCTTAGTTGACGATTCCATGCCAGTTCGTGAAGTTCCTGCAGTTGATGCCGTATCCGCTGTTACTGGCGTTCCCGGAGTGTACACACTGGCGGTTACCACTAAAGCAATCGCGGGCGACGCCTTAACACTGGGTGAAAAAACCTATGTTTGCGGAACAACCGATGGCTGGGATGCCGGGGCGAACGTTACAGCTGATGCAACCGCGTTAAAAGCCTTACTGGCCGTGGACTTCCCGCAGTACACCATTGGTGGCACTGGCGGATCAATCACCCTGACCCAAAAGGTCGCATTATCTGAAAATGTACCGACCCTGATCGTTAATAAGAATGACACTGCTGGCACTCTGGTAGCAACCATCACTGAAACAACCGAAGGCGTAACTGCGGTTGCTGCTGTCGCTGCTGCTGCTGCCTACACCGAATACACCACCTACACAATGGGCTTAGGTGCGTTCGATTATGAAGATATCGGCGCAAAAGTAGCCTATGAAATGGACCGTAACCCCGCTGTTAACGGTGGCGAGGATACCCTTTACAGCCGTCAACGAAAATGCCTGGCTCCTTATGGTTTCTCGTACAAAAAAGCAGTACAGGCCACCTTATCCCCAACCAACGCAGAGTTTGAAAACGGCGCTAACTGGGAACTGGTGAACGATGGTGCTGGAACCTATTTCGACCACAAAGCGATCCCAATTGCACGAATTCTTTCAAGAGGCTAATAACAGCCTCTTTTTACTTGAGAGGTTAAGTTATGGATATCGAAAAATTAAAAGAATTACTAGGGATTACTAGCAATGATAAGAATTTCGCCTTGCAATTTTGTTTAGACAATACTACCGAGGCGATTCTTAACTATTGCAATCTGGAAGAATTACCTACAGGACTTGAAAACACGGCTTACCGAATGGCCATGGATCTTTACCGGGGTGAAAACTTTGGTTCTGTGGCCCCTGACGGCGGCTTAATTGCTAGTCAATCAGAGGGTGATACTTCTGTTAGTTTCCGGGTTAACGAGACCTTCACAAAGTCTTTGCTTAAGAATTACTATTCTCAGCTTAATCGCTACAGGGTGCTGTCATGGATATGAGGCAAGCGGTCGAAAGTCGCTACACTGGTAAATGCACCGTAACGGAAATGCAAGGTGTTAAAGATCCTGTAACAAACATCTTAAAGCAGGTCCCGGTGGTTGTCCTGACCGACCAGCCTTGTAAGATGACACACAAGTCCTCAGATACCACAACAGCCGTAAATGGCGTGGCCGTACAGTCCCAATCGATCAAGCTGCTGATCTCCCCGGATCTTGACATCAAGCCAGGGTCTAAAATAACAATTACTCAGAATGGCAGGACAGCGGACTTTAAAGGGTCCGGCCTTCCTGCTGTTTACCCATCGCATCAGGAGATATCGTTAGTAATTTTCGATAAGTACGGATGATGGGAAAAAATGTTAATTACAAGCAGTTTGAGCAATTCAAAAAGAAGCTGGAAAAGACTTTAAGTAATGATACCAGGCAGAAATTCATGGAAGATTGTGCAAAAGAGTTGGCCGCCCGGTTATTGTCCAGGGTGATTAAGAGAACGCCCACTGCTGATGAAGACGGCGGGACCCTAAGACGCGGCTGGACCGGCGGCGATGAGAACATGAGCGAAAAAGAAAATGTTATCGGTGTAGGCGGTAAAAATGGGGCGGCGTCAAAGATCAGTGTGGTTTATCGCAACGGTGAGTACCGCTGTGCGATTTTTAACCCCGTCTACTATGCTTCTTATGTTGAGTATGGCCACAGGACACCAAGCCATGACGGCTGGGTAGACGGCCAATTCTTCCTGACAATCAGCGAGAACGAAGTCAATGCTCTGGCGCCCGCGCTATTGGAAAAAAGATTAGCAGAGTACCTGAAGGAGGCGTTCAAATGATTGATGACATTATTACAGGCATGGCCACAACGATTGCTGGGCTTTATCCTGATTCAACGATCTACACAGAACCGGTTGAACAGGGCTTAGTTGAGCCGGCGTTTTATGTTCACTGCATTGATGTTGATCAGAGGGATCGAATCGCTGGGAGGTTTGTTCACTCCATGCCCTTTGAGGTGGTCTATTTCCCCTTAAATGGCTTATCTGATATCAACGCCAACCTCCCAATATTACTGGCTAATTTGCGCACTATATCGCTTCCTGATGGTACTAAGATCAGGGGGATTGAGATCAGCGGAAAGCCGATTGACGGTGAGGGTCATATTTTTGTGACTTATGACGCATCGCTTTACATTCAAGGCCCAGCAGTGGCGAAAATGCAAACAATCGAAATTACGGAAAGGATTAAATAAATGGCTACTAAAAAAACAGTCGAGGAAATCCCGGCTGAAAACAGATTTACAAAACAACAATTAATAAAATCTAAGAAATACGCCTCCAAAGCTGATGTTTTGGGGGCTGTTTTATTGGATTCGGAAACCTACACATTCAGCGAGGTTGATAAACTGGCTGATACATTCTTGAAAGGTAAGGTGAACTAATGGCATTAGGAGGAGGTCTATTTACGGCCTATAATAAAAAGCTTCCCGGTTCTTATATCAATTTCATCAGCGCGAAACGGGCCGCGGCTACGTTATCGGACAGAGGCGTTGCAGCGATGCCGCTTCTTTTGGATTGGGGGATCAGCGGCGAGGTTTTTGAGGTGACTCAGGAGCAGTTCTATTCTGTAGATTGCGCAAAGATCTTTGGCTACCCATTTTCTCACGCGAAAATGAAAAATCTCAGGGAACTGTTCAAAAAAGCGGTCAAGGTTTATTGTTACCGTCTCGACGGCGGCGGTGTTAAAGCGACCAACACTTTTGCGACGGCAAAATACGCAGGGACCCGGGGAAATGATATCAAGATCGTCGTTGCTGTCAATGTGGATGATGTGACTAAATTTGATGTTAAGACCCTGGTCGATGATGCTGTTTTTGAAACCCAAACTGTTGCAGCTGCTACTGCATTGGTCAGTAATGCTTATGTTGATTTCAAAACAAATGCCACTCTGGCCGCCAATGCGGGACTTGCTTTATCTGGCGGTACCAACATCACCAGCATTACCGGTGAGCTATTCCTGACCTTCCTGTCAAAACTGGAACAATATTCGTTCAACACGCTGGGTTGCCCGTCAACCGACGTACTGGTACACGCGTTGTTTGACAGCTATACTGCGCGAATGCGGGATACTATCGGGGTAAAATTCCAGACTGTGCGCCCCAAATCAGCAACCGCTGTTGATCATGAGGGTGTGATCCAGATCGGCAATACCGTTACCGATGCTGGTGCAACCGGTTATGAGCTGGTATTTTACACCACCGGCGACCAGGCATCGTGTGCTATTACCGGTACGACTTTGAATTCTAAATATACCGGCGAGTACACCATTGATACGGACTACACACAGACAGAACTGGAAGCTTTCCTTGATGACGGGGTTTATGTCTATCATCGAAACGGCTCTGACATCTGTGTACTGGATGATATTAACAGCTTCACATCGTTTGCCCCAGGCAAAGAAAAAGACTTTGCCCAAAACCAGGTTATTCGAGTTCTTGATCAGATTGCCATTGATGTGGGTTCGCTTATTTTCAACAAACGATACCTGGGCAAAATCAACGGCGACAAAGATGGTCAGATCAGCCTATGGAGTGACATCGTCAAACAACATGAGATGATGGGCAAAGCGATTAAGAATTTTGAACCTACCGATATTGTTGTCAGCGGTAACGATGGCGGCGATGATGTTTACGTCACCGATGCGGTCACACCAAACAAAGCAATGCGTCAATTGTACATGACCGTTGTGGTTAATTAAGGAGGGTTGAAAAAATGAAGAAACCTATGAATTTACAACTGTTCGCAGATGCATTGATGCGGGCCCAGGACTCAATTTCCGGGGCGAACGCTAAATGTTACGTAACGATCGACGGCAACCGGTACAACTTTATGACGGCGATCAGCCTTGAGGCATCATTTGAAAAATCTAAAGAAGAAATCCCGATTCTGGGCAAGACCGTAAAAGGAAACAAAGCAGTAGGTGGTAAAGGGTCCGGTTCGATGGACGTACACTACAACACCTCTATTATGCGAAAACTGATGATCAAATACATGAACACCGGCGAGGATTTCTATTTTGATATCCAGGTAACAAATGAAGATCCGACGTCTTCGGTGGGCAGGCAAACTGTTATCTTGCAGGAATGTAACCTTGACTCGTCAATTATCACGCAGTTCGATGCGGACGCAACTTACCTGACTGAGGCATTAGACTTTACATTCGAAAAGGCCACCATGCCTGAGGAGTTCTCAATTCTTGATGGGATGATATAAGAGACGCTTAATGCGTCTCTTTTTAATTTGAAAGGAAGTAATAGATATGGCAGATAATTTAAAAGCATTTATGGTAAAAAACAGAGCGATCAAAGAAAACACAAAATACCCGGCTTCGACTGATTTTGCAGATGAAAACGGAACCCCAATTGATTGGGTGATTAGACCCGTCCCGCCAGAAACAAATGACCGGCTAGTCGGTGATTCACTGATCGCTGATTTTGATGTAAAGGGAAACCCGGTCATGAAATTTAAAGAAAGTCTGTACCGAAAAAACCTGATTGTTGAGTCAGTTGTTTTTCCGAATTTGAACAATGCGGAACTGCAGGATTTTTACAAGGTAAAAGAACCAGGCGACCTGGTCAATGCGATGTTGAATATCAACGAATATAAACAGCTTGTTGACAAGATTCAGGAAGTTAATGGCTTTAAGGTCAATATAGATGAAAAGGCCAAAGAAGCAAAAAACTAATTGAGGGTGGCGATCCTGATTCAAACTACGTTTTTTTCGCTTTGAATGAGTACCATATCCCGCCATCTGATTTTATGGCAATGGAAGTGTGGGAAAAAGCATACATCATGGCGGCGGCGGATATCGTCACTAAGCAGCGTAAAAAAGCCGCAAAGGAAAGAAGCAAGAAAGGAGGTAAAAAACGATGAGTTCTATTTCCAGCAGTATCCGGTTATCCGATCAAATGACCCCGGCCATTAATTCTATGCTTAAAGGCATGAACGCCATGGTTTCGGGTTTTGAGCATATGAATACAGCCAGCGCCGGGGCCTTTGATACCAGATCAATCTCACTAGCCCGAACCGAAATGGCGAAAGCCAGTGCCGCAATGAAACAGTATGAAGATAGCCTATCTAAGGCATCAAAAGAACAGGCGGAGTTTAACAGCACTGCGAAAGCTTCCACCAGCTCCATGAGCGGGCTGATCGGTAAAGTCGGGGCTTTGGCTGCCGGGTATATGTCCTTGCAGGCCGTCCAGGGCGCTATGGATATGTCGGATACCTATTCCCAGACCACGGCCCGGCTAGGGCTGATGAATGACGGGTTACAGACCACGGCTGAGTTGCAGACTGAAATATTTAACGCTGCCAATGATTCTCATGCCAGTTACCAATCAATGTCCGACATGGTTTCTAAGCTGGGCCTGATGGCCGGTGACGCCTTTTCAAGCAGCGACGAGATTGTGGACTTTGCCGAACAGGTCAGCAAGCAGTTTGTTATTTCCGGCGCAGGCGCGGGGGAAGCATCAAACGCGATGCTTCAATTGACGCAGGCGATGGCATCCGGGGTCTTAAGGGGCGATGAACTTAACAGTATCTTTGAAAACTCCCCTACCTTGATCCAGACCATTGCGGATTATTTAGGCGTGCCGATCGGTGAGATCCGAAACATGGCGTCTGAGGGAGAAATCACAGCAGACATTATCAAAAACTCAATGTTCAAAGCTGCCAATTCGACCGATGCAAAGTTTGAAGCGATGGGCATGACTTTTGGTCAAGCCTGGACAGTCTTTCAGAATAAATCAGGCCGGGCCTTCCAAGGCGTATTCACTCAGATGGGGCAGCTTGCCAACAGTGATGAGCTGGACGGTTTTCTTAATGGTTTAGCTGGCGGTGTTAGTGCAGTTGCCAGCGGTATTTCTACGATAGGTACGGGCATTAGTAATGTTCTTAGTAATGATGGCGTACAAAATCTCGGGGGGACGATAAATGTAGTCTTAAACGAATTACAGCAGGATATCAGCGAGTCCACGGAAAAAATTGTAGGGCGCTTAACTGAGCGATCACCGGAATTTCAAGCGGCCTTAACCGACACTGCGAACGCATGGAATGATTATGTAGAGACAATGTCACGAGGCAACGATACTCTAAACGGACTTGATTGGGAAACGGGTTTCGCCGACTTCTTAGCTGATTATGCTGAAAGCATCCTCAAACAAGTTGAGTTTTTAGGAGATGTGGCGACCGTCTTTGCAGACCAATGGAATTTTGTCAACGCAGTCATGGCCGGCGATTTTGAAGGGGCCAACGAATGGCTCGACCAAATTAAGGGCGACACATACGAAATGCAACAGGACGCTTTTAATTCAGGCGAAAAGGTAACAACTTTTTATGCGCAGGGTGTAGAAAGCGCCCTTCCAACAATGCAAGCTGCGGCTCAACGATCTACAGAGACCGCAATGGCACCAATGACAACATTGCCCACAGCCGCTAATCAGATTGGAGCTAACACCACGAGTTCTTTTGCTGGGGGGTTATTAATCAACCAGGCGATTGTGACAAGTAGCTCCCAGGGAATAGCAGATAAGACAACAGAGACTATCCGCCCGCTCGAAAATAAATTGTATACTATCGGGCAAAACTCGACTCTGGGAATGAGTAACGCGATTACAAATACTTCCGGGGCAGTATCCACCAGTTCGAGCGGTTTATATTCAGCAGCGATTAACCCAATGTACCCGCTACAAAATGATTTAACTAATGTTGGTACAAACAGTGTTACCGGCATGAGCGGCGCAATCGCAGGCGGTCAAAAGGACGCTGAAATTAGCGCGGGTGGTGTAACTGCTGGAATTAACAAAATGTTTGAACCCCTCCCAGGTAACACACGAACAATCGCTGATTATGCGATGGCGGGACTTGAAGCAGGTATAGGAGACTCCGGTGGTGTTGAGGGGGCGATTGTCAGTTTGACAGGGCTCTTGCTAAGCACCTTCAAAGACAAACTGGGTATTCACTCCCCATCTACAGAAATGTATGATATCGGGACGAATACGATGCAGGGACTGTTTAATTCGCTGGCTGACAGTGATCTGGTTAAATTCTGTGAAAACATTGTCGCTGATATGAAAGCCGCCTTTGAGGCTGGAAGCTTTAACCTTCAAGCGGGTATTGAGTACATCGGTAGCGGTGCTGCTGAGTTCTTCAAATCCATTGGGATCGGCGGCGCCTCATTGGGCCAGCTGATCACTCCTTTAGCAGGTGATGTGACCTCAGGTTTTGGTTATCGGTCAGCAGAAGAAACAAACGGCGTGGGCTCAACGTGGCATGAAGGGATTGACATCGGGGCCGGTTATGGCACACCAATTGGTGCTGCTGGTGCCGGTACGGTAATCTTTGCCGGGTATAACGGCGGTTACGGTAATATGGTTGAGATCGACCATGGCGGCGGATTAACGTCACTTTACGCTCACATGGAAAGCATTGCTACCTCTTTAGGTCAGACTGTATCAGCCGGCCAAACAATTGGTTATGTTGGTTCAACCGGTAATTCAACCGGCGCCCATTTACACTTCGGACTGTATCAAGATGGTCAAGCGATCGACCCCGGGGCCTTATGGGGCTACTCATCCGGGACGATGTCAGCTACAGCAGGATTGCATCTGGTCGGTGAAAACGGGCCAGAGATCATCGGCTTTAATGGCGGCGAAACAGTTCTCAATTCAAAGAAAACAAAGCTGTTTCAATCACAAGGGAACTATGGTGGATTATCTGTCTCAGGCGGGCAAGGTGTAACGGTTCAGGTTAATATGAACGGCGTCACCATATCGAATGATATGGACATTGAAGTGGTAGCGGATCGTTTAGGTTCGTTAATTGTTGAAAAAATGAGAACCCGCGCAAGCGTGGCATAGGAGGGATTATGTCATATTTAGTATATCTTAATAAAATACCCCTTCCGGTTACGCCTGGTGAAATTAGTATTCACGCACCAGGGAAAAACGAAACGTTTGATTTGCTTAACGGCTCTGAGGTTAATGTTGTCAGAGTGCCGGGATTAGAAGAGATAACCTTTGATTTTTTACTCCCTCAAGTGCGGTACCCCTTTGCTGTTTATAATGGCAATAAATTCAAATCAGCGGAGTATTATATTAAAAAATTTACCGAACTGAGGGCCACGAAAACGCCTTTTCAATTTATTTTGTCCCGGTTTGTCAGGAGGCCTTCGGGCGACACTACAAGTAAATTTAACACATCATTTAGCACCAATCTTAAAGTCGCAATTGAGGATCTGCAACAAAAGGAAAGCGCTGATAACGGCTTTGACATTATGATGAGCATTGTCTTAAAAGCGCATCCTGATTATGGTACTAAAACCTTCAAGATCCAAAACGACGTGGCGACTCCTGAAGAACCAGACAGGCCAGTGGAGCCAACACTTGTGAGGCTGCCTGATCAAAGGCGAACTTACACCGTGAAGTCTGGTGATTCGCTTTGGGCCATTTGTGCGACCCAATTAGGCAATGGCGGGAAATGCTGGGATGTGGCAAAGAAAAACAATATCGCCGATCCAGGCAGTATATTCCCTGGCCAGAAGCTCGACTTGACGGGGTTTTGACATGGCTACTGAATTAAAAATACAAGGCGGTGACCGGGTGTATTTGCCGGTTGTCCAGGGCGATATCACGCTCACCCGGGAGAAAAACAGCGTATCGGTTTTGGAGTTTAAGTTGTTGTCTGACAAGAAAAATCTCGAAATTGTGGAGGGGAACCTGGTTACTTTCACATCGGATGAAATTGAACCGAAAGGTGAAATTCACAATATTTTCAAAGGGTTCGTATTTCGGATCAGACCAGATAAAAACGGATTTCTTAATGTGACGGCCTATGATCAGATCCGGTATCTGAAAAACACTGACACTTACGTTTACGAAAACAAGACTTTAACAGAATTGTTGAGAATGATCTGTGGCGATTGCCAGATTCAAGTCGGTACGGACATTATGGATACCGGCTATGTGATCCCTTCCCGAATCGAAGAACAAAAAGCCTATCTTGACATGGTTGTGTCGGGGGCCCAACTGACCGCCCAAAATACCGGGAAAGAATACATCCTCTGGGATAACTTTGGG